CTTTGAGGCTATGGGTTCTGAGATGTTCAAGGAAGACTGGATAACGTACAAAGAAGAAGAGCCTAGTGGCGGTGAGTATTACATAGCAGTTGACCTTGCTGGCTTTGAAGAAGTAGGCAAGAAGCGCACAAAGAACACTAAGCTAGACTCGACAGCAATAGCAGTAGTTAAAGTACAAGACGATGGTGAGTGGTGGATAGCCAACATCATCACAGGTAGGTGGGACTTAAACACCACTGCTGAGAAGATACTGCAGGCCGTACGAGACTACAGACCTATCTCGGTAGGGATAGAGAAGGGTATTGCTAGACAGGCTGTCATGTCCCCTCTGAGCGATCTGATGCGTAAGTACAACACCTTCTTCCGTGTAGACGAACTATCACACGGTAACAGAAAGAAGACAGACAGGATTATGTGGGCTTTGCAGGGACGGTTTGAGAACGGAGTCATTAGCCTAAACAAAGGCGATTGGAACATGAAGTTCTTGGACGAACTCTTCCAGTTCCCTAACGACCTAGTACATGACGATACAGTCGATGCTTTGGCCTATATCGACCAACTAGCAAATGTAGCATACGGTATAGGTGATATACCACAAGAAGAGTACGAGTTTATAGATGTGGTATCAGGATACTAATTTATGAAAAATGAAGAGATATTCATGGAGACGCTAGAGAACTGGCTTGAAGTTAAGCTGGACGGTTGGCGTGACCACTTTGAAGCAAACTACGCAGAGAAGTTTGACGAATACTATCGCCTGTGGCGTGGTATCTGGTCTGCTGAAGACCGCACAAGAGACTCAGAGCGTTCCCGTATCATCAGTCCTGCACTACAGCAGGCTGTCGAGTCTTCTGTAGCAGAGATTGAAGAAGCTACGTTTGGTCGTGGTAAGTGGTTTGACATTAAAGATGACCGCAATGACCCGGAGAAGGCTGACATAGTATATCTGCGTGAGCAACTCCACGAAGACTTCTCACAGAACAAAGTCCGTAAAGCGGTTGCTGAGTCACTCATCAACGCTGCTGTGTTCGGTACTGGCATCGCTGAAGTTGTCCTAGAGGACGTTAAAGAGATGGCTCCTGCCACACAGCCTATCATGGGTGGTGAGCTACAGGCAGTAGGAGTAAACATCGTAGAGAAGACTACGTGCAAGCTACGTCCTATCATGCCACAAAACTTCCTGATAGACCCTGTAGCTACTTCTGTTGAAGAGGCTATGGGTGTTGCTATTGATGAGTTTGTTCCTTATCACTACGTGGAGCAGATGCAGGAGAAAGGAGTATTCAGGGATGTCCATGTTGGTGAAGCATCTCCTGACTTTGACATAGAGCCAGACCAAGAGCTTACTCGTTACGAAGACGATAAAGTAAGACTGACTAAATACTACGGTTTAGTACCAAAACACCTTCTTGATGATATTAATATTGACGAAGACGATGAAGTAGTCGATCTCAGCGACACTGAAGAAGAAGAAGGTTACTATGTAGAGGCCATCGTAGTTCTGGCTAACGGTGGTATTCTGCTGAAGGCAGAGCGTAATCCTTACATGATGCAAGACCGTCCTATTGTAGCTTTTCCGTGGGACGTAGTACCCGGAAGGTTCTGGGGTCGTGGTGTCTGTGAGAAGGGCTACAACAGTCAGAAGGCTCTTGATGCAGAGCTGCGAGCTAGAATTGATGCTCTGGCTCTTACAGTGCATCCCATGATGGCTATGGACTCTACTCGCATACCTAGAGGTAGCCGCTTAGAGGTCAAACCCGGTAAGCTGATTCTGACTAACGGAGACCCACGTGAGGTACTCCAGCCATTTAACTTTGGTCAGGTGAATCAGATAACCTTTGCTCAGGCAGCCGAGCTACAGAAGATGGTACAGACGGCTACTGGTGCTATTGACTCTGCTGGCATACCCGGTTCAATCAATGGTGAAGCTACTGCTGCTGGTATCTCCATGTCTCTTGGTGCAATCATCAAACGCCACAAGCGCACACTGATTAACTTCCAAGAGTCTTTTATCATACCGTTTGTGACTAAAGCAGCTCACAGGTATATGCAGTTCAACCCTGAGAACTATCCTGTAGCTGACTACAAGTTTGTTGCCTCTAGCTCTCTGGGAATCATTGCCCGTGAGTACGAGGTCACTCAGCTTGTCCAGTTGTTGCAGACTATGCCAGCAGACTCCCCATTGTACCTCTCTCTGATACAGTCAATCATAGACAACATGAACTTGTCTAACCGTGAGGAACTGATTGAACAGCTTGTTCAGGCAAGCCAGCCGTCACCAGAGGCACAGCAAGCAGCTCAGGCAGCTCAGCAGGTACAGATTGAGTTCCAGCAGTCACAGACTAATGCACTCAATGGGCAGGCTGCCGAGTCTCAGGCAAGAGCACAGAAGATTGCTGCCGAGACACAGGCTATCCCTGTTGAGCTTGAGAATGACAGGTTGAAGGCACTATCAACTAACCTCAAGGCTGGCGATCAGGACGACAAAGAGTTTGAGCGTAGAATTAAAGTAGCTAATACGCTATTGAAGGAACGAGAAATAGCTGTGAAGGAGCAATCCAATGGTCAGTAACAGAGAGTTAGAAGCAGTAGTGGCTCAAGTAAACGCTGAGTTTGAAAGGCTCAATAAAAGGATAGCGGAGTTAGAGAATGCCAGAGAAGAAGAAAAAAGACCCACGCCTAGCAAGAGTAGGAGTAAGCGGGTACAACAAACCAAAAAGGACTCCTAGCCACCCAACCAAGTCTCATGTCGTTGTAGCTAAAGAAGGTGACAAAGTAAAGACTATCAGGTTTGGACAGCAGGGTGTTTCTGGTGCTGGTAAGTCTCCAAAGACTGCAAGTGAGAAAGCAAGGCGTAAGTCATTCAAGGCGCGACACGCAAAGAACATTAGCAAAGGAAAGATGAGTGCAGCTTACTGGGCTGACAAGGTTAAGTGGTAATGACAAAAGTTAATATAGAAAAGTTAGACACAATCTTTTTTATTATTCAGAACACGGGAGGTCACTGGACTAACGAAGAAGTCATGGAAATGTACTACATGATTGAAAAGGAGTTAAACCCGTTTGAAGAAGAAAGAAATAACACACTGTCTCTTGTCACTGAGGAAACACACTAATGCCTAAAGTCGGTAATAAAAGCTATCCATACACTGCAAAAGGTAAAGCAGCAGCTAAAAAAGCTAAAGCTAAAATGAAGAAAGGCAAATCCAAAAAGTAATCGTCCCGCAAGGAGAAACGATGAACAAAGAACTAGAAAAATACTACAACAACTTCTTTGAGATGTTTAGGACAGAAGGTTGGAAACAGCTTTTAGAAGAACTAACTAACAACATAGAACAAACAGATAATTTAGAAACTGTTAAAGACGAGCAAGACCTTTTCTTTCGGAAGGGACAACTTTCAGTCTTCAAGAGTTTTGTTAATTTAGAGCTAGTCATCACGACTGCTCAGGAACAAGCAGAGTTGGAGGAGCAATCCGAAGATGATGCTATTTGACTTTAAGTGTGACTCAGATCACGTTACAGAAAAGCTAGTCAAGTCTGACACGACAGACATTGAATGCCCTGTATGTGGCAACAAAGCACTTAGGCAAATCTCTGCTGTACGCGCAAAGCTAGATCATATTAGTGGTGACTTTCCCGGAGCCACTATGCGATGGGCCAAGCAGCGAGAGCAGCAGATAAAACACGAGAGGAAGACAAGCGACTAGCCCTTCCATATTTAATAAGCCAGTATCCACAATGTTTAAGCACGGAGTTTAGTAATGGCTAAATTTATTGACGAGCGTCCCGAAGAGGATGTACCTACCGAGTCCTTTGAAGCTGTAGAAGAAACTACAGAAGAATTTTCCGAAGAGGAAACAGAGGGTAGCTCGATACCAGAGAAGTACCGCAACAAGTCTGTTGAAGAACTCGTACAGATGCACCAAGAAGCTGAGAAGCTAGTTGGTAAACAGAGTTCAGAAGTAGGTGAGTTACGGAAAGTGGTAGACGAGTACATCAGCCAGCAGACACAACTCGCACAAAAGCAAGAACCTGTCGAAGAAGTAGATTTCTTTGCAGAGCCTGACAAGGCTGTAAGTAACGCTATAGACAATCATCCGTCTGTTCAAGAAGCAAAACAGATGGCGCAGGAGTACCGTAAGTCCTCTGCTCTGGCACAGCTTCAGACGAAGCATCCAGACATGAACAGTATCCTACAGGACGCTAAGTTCATGGAGTGGGTAAGCAGTTCTACTATGCGCACTAAATTGCTTAAACAAGCAGACCAGCAGTTTGACGTTGAGGCAGCAGACGAGCTTTTCTCTACTTGGAAAGAGCGTCAGGAGCTTCTAGGTACAACTGCGAAGGCTGAAGAGTCTCAGCGTAAACAGCAAGTCAAGGCTGCTTCTACTGGAAGTTCTAGTGGTAGTAGTGAGAAGGCTTCAAGGAAAATCTACAGAAGGGCAGACATTATTAATCTTATGAGAACTGATCCTGCTCGCTATCAGGCTCTATCAGATGAGATTCTGAAAGCCTATTCAGAGGGAAGGGTCAAAAGCTAAACTATAGGAAACTATCATGGCTCTTACAACTTCCACATACCCAGCAATGGGTGGTGCTGTTGATAATACTTCAGCAGCAACTTTTATCCCAGAAATTTGGTCTGACGAGGTAATCGCTGCCTATCAGAAGAACCTTGTTCTGGCTAACCTTGTTACCAAGATGTCTATGACAGGCAAGAAAGGTGACACTCTCCACATCCCTAAACCTGTTCGTGGACAGGCTAACGCTAAGTCTGCTAACACCGCTGTTACCTTGCAGCAGGATACTGAGAGCGAAGTAGCTATCACTGTTGATAAGCACTTCGAATACACTCGTCTTATCGAAGACATCACTGACGTTCAGGCTCTGGCCTCACTGCGTAGTTTTTACACTGGTGACGCTGGCTACGCTCTGGCTAAGCAGGTTGACGATGACCTGTTTGCTCTGGGCAAGTCTCTGGGTGACGGTGACGGCTCTGACTGGACTCACAGCAACGTCTACTTCCCAGATTCTTCTACTGGTCTGACAGCCTATGCTGTTGACACTGTAGCAGCTGCTGACGTGTTCACTGATGTTATCTTCCGTGATCTCATCCAGCTGGCTGACGATGCTGACGTTCCTATGGACGGTCGTGTGTTCGTTATTCCACCTAGCCTCCGTAATGCCATCATGGGCATTGACCGTTACGTGTCTTCTGACTTCGTAGATGGTCGTGGCGTAAGCAATGGTCTGATTGGTAATCTGTACGGCATTGACGTATATGTTACTTCTAACTGCCCTACCATTGAGACTGCTGCTGAAAACGCAGCTGGTGGTGCTGTTAAGGCTTCCATGCTGGTTCACAAGGACACTATGGTTCTTGTTGAACAGATGGGTGTTCGTTCTCAGACTCAGTACAAGCAGGAATATCTTGCTAACATGTACACTGCCGATACTCTGTACGGTACTGGTGTACTGCGTGCTGACTCTGGTTTCGTACTGGCTGTCAACGCCTAAGTAATAAGAGTAAGACGGGGGTGTAAAAGCCCCCGCATCTTTTGAATTTATGCCAATACGCAGAACAACTAAAGGCTGGAAGATAGATAACGTGTCCGGCTACTCTAAAACAAAGAAAGAAGCCGAGCAACGATTGAAGGCTGTGAAAGCGTCACAGTCAAGAAAAGGCAGAACTAAATGACCGATTACACTAAAATTACAAACTTTGCTACAAAGGACTCGTTGCTTTCTGGTAATCCTGCCAAGATAGTTAAAGGCACAGAAATAAACACAGAGTTTGATAACATAGCTACTGCTATAGCTACAAAGGCTAACGAAGCCTCTCCTACCTTTACTGGCACTACAACCATCCCTACGGTAGACATTAACGGCGGTACAGTTGATGGTGTGACCATTGGTGGGGCTTCTGCTGGTGCAGGAACTTTTACTACGCTTGCAGACCAAGATGGCAGTGTAAGAACGATTCCTTCTGTTGGTACCAAAACCTCTAGTTACATCCTTACGACCTCTGATGTAGGCCAGTATGTTACGGTAGGCACTGGTGGCTCCATTACCATTCCAAACAGCACTTTTTCTGCTGGCGACGTGATTACGGTTTACAATGACACTACTGGCGATATTACCATCACTAACACGATAACAACAGCGTACAAGGCCGGGACAGACACTGACCAGGCTACTTTTACTCTAGCTACCAGAGGATTGGTAACACTTCTCTTTACCAGCGGTACAGTCGTTGTTGCTTCAGGGAATATCTAATGAGTACGAATCAGATGATGCTACTTGGGGAAGGCGCGACGGTTGGCTCTTACGATGTATCTATGCTTGTAGTTGCTGGTGGTGGTGGCGGTGGCTCTCTAAAGGCTGGTGGTGCAGGTGCTGGCGGGTTTAGAACTCAAACCAGTACGGTTTACCCGGGAAAGGTATATACTATTACCGTAGGTGCTGGTGGAACAGGGGCATATAACTCCGATGGTACTCAGGGAAGCGCATCATCATGGGATAGCTTTGAGTCTGCTGGTGGCGGCTACGCTAGGAAAGGGCTTATCGGCGTAGCTGGTGTAGCTGGTGGTTCGGGAAGTGGCGGTACAGCAAACAAAAGTTTTGCAGGAGGTGCCGGAGATACCCCTGATACAACGCCCGACCAAGGTCATAACGGCGGGGCAGCTAGTGATGCGCTTTCGTCGTCTGATAGCGCTGGTGGTGGCGGCGGCGGTGCGGGTGCGGCTGGTTCATCCGGTTCATCAGCAGGCGGCGGCACTGGAGGTAATGGTGGGGCAGGTTCATCGTGGGAAGGACGTGGCACATTCGCTGGCGGTGGTGGTGGTGGTGCTGATACAGTAGCGGGGACAGGCGGCGTTGGTGGCGGCGGCGATGGTTCGGCTGGCAGCGGCCCCGGAAATGGCACAGTTAATACAGGGGGTGGTGCGGGAAGTTCAGGAAACTTGACCCAAGGCGGTAATGGTGGGTCAGGTGTAGTATGGCTGAAAATTCTAACTGCTAATTATTCCGGCACTACAACTGGAAGCCCTACTGAAACAATAGACGGTGATTACATATATGTACAATTCACAGCATCAGGAAGCTATACAGGATGAGTCATTTTGCTAAAGTTGAAAACGGAATTGTTACGCAGGTCATTGTTGCTGAACAGGACTTTATAGACACACAAGAAGGCACTTGGGTGCAGACATCCTATAACACTCATGGGGGCGTTCACTACAGTCCTGAAACTAATCAGCCAGATGGTGGCGTAGCACTACGGAAAAACTATGCAGGTATTGGGTATACATACGACGCCACAAGGGATGCCTTTATATCGCCACAGCCTTACCCAAGCTGGAACCTAAATGAAAATACTTGTCTCTGGGAAGCCCCAGTACCTTACCCAACAGACGAACAACACTATAATTGGAACGAAGACACCCAGCAGTGGGAACAAGTAGTAATAGAATAAACACACAAAGGACAATACAATGAGATTACGCACAGACGACAACGGCAACCCCGTACAGGTACTAAAACCTACCTCAACAGAGAAGCTCTCTATTAGTGGCACTGCTGCCTCTGGTGCTGCTCTGTCTACTACAACCACAGTGCTTCGTTTGATTGCTACAGTAGACTGTTACTATAGCCTTGACGGTACAGCAACAACCTCTTCAGCTTATTTACCCGCTGGTGTTATCGAATACATTGGCGTAGAAAACTCAGACACGCTTTCTGTTATTACTGGTGGAAGCTCTGGTTCGCTCTTCATTACTGAAACGGTATAAACAATATGCTCGGTTCTACACCTAATAGCCTCGGTGCGGCAATAAGAAAAACCCTTTCTAGGTTTGTCGGTTCTACTACCAACGAAGGACTCACCCTCCCCGCCATTGGTGACACTGACGGAAACAGGCTTGTGCCAGACCATGAGGGTAACTGGCATGAAGTCCCTGCGGAAGCCCTGCGGGTCTATGGTGCGCGTCCTGTCGAGAACCTTATAGAGTTTAGTGAGGACAATACCAACCTTGGTGCTTTTGGAACAACAGAACTAAACGCAACCACAACAGCGACCACGGTGGAACTGACATCGATCAACAGTTCTTATTGGTATAAGCGCATTACTATCCCTTCAGAAGCAAGAAACTACATTCTGTCTGCGACCATCCAGTATATATCTGGAGCCTCCACCGTACTTGTTCGAGCCTATTCGTCTGGAGGTGGCACAGAGGACTTAGAGGTAAACTTTGACCTTTCTGATGGCAATGAAAAAAGAATATCCCTTCCCTTAACCACATCAGTCGGCACCAATGTTGGCATAGGCATTGATAATAGGTCAGCAGTGGGAGCATCTAACACTGGAAAAACCAAGATTGTTTTTACAAACATCCAGATTGAGGATGCCACAGGCCGCGCAGACGTAACCACCCCGTCCGAGTATGTGAGTTCAGGAGTGGCTACAGGTGGCCCCGAACTGATCGAATCTTTTAGTAATGGTGCAAACCCGCCAGATACAAGTGCATCATATGACGGAACAGATATTACAAACGCAGAATCAACCAGCACAGCCCAAATAACATCTCCAACCTTTTCTATAGTTGAAAATTATACTTACATAGTCACGTTCAACTGCACAGTTAATGCAGGGGCAATAGCTAGTTCAACTCTTAAGACTGGAAGTAACACTTCACTTACAACAGCTTATGGATTAAGTGAAACATTCGCAGATGGTTCAAACACATTTGTATTTACAGCTACAGGCAGTAGTGCTTCAGCAAGGATTGGATTCAGGATTGCCGATGCTGGTTTGAATTTTGATATTACTGATTGGTCATTTACCAAGATAGACCTTGGCGCAAATTGTGATCGATTCAAATATTTTTTCACAGAACTGGGCAACACAGTCTCCTCCAACGTAGTCACCGAAGCCACAGGTGAACCTATTGTTACGACCAAGCCGAATCATGTGGTGCTATCTGGTGCGAGTGGGGATTATGTCAGCACACCAGATTCCAATGCACTGGACGTTACAGGTGACTTGGACATCATTGCCTATGTTTCCGCAGATGATTGGACACCCACTGGCGGCAAAGCAATAGTATCTAAGTGGACAGCCAGCGGAGATGAAAGAGGTTACATGTTCCGGGTGCTTGCGACCACGGGGGAACTTACTTTATATGTAAGTGAAGATGGGACAAATGGTACTGTAACGCAGAGCACATCTACAGTAGCTACTGGGTTTGCAGATGGTACGTCCCACTGGGTTCGCGTTACATGGTCAGATACCAACGATGTAGTTAATTTCTATACATCAGATGATGATTTCACCACAGGTGACGTTTCAGGTATTACGTGGACACAACTCGGTGATGCAAACGTATCACTGGCCTCATCTGGTATTAACAATAGTGCTTCTGTACTGGAAATAGGAGCTAATGATGCTGGTACAGGCAGCAGGTTTGATGGAACCATCTACCGCGCCATAGTAAACGATGGCATTAGCGTCAGCGACTCCGTTGATTTGGATGAGGAACTGTGGACTGATTCGCCTGACACCATTGAGCCAGCGTGGGAAAACAACGGTGATGGAACATACACAGCAGACGGAAGTGAGGGAAGCCCCCAAGATTTGTCTGAAAATTTAGGAATTGTAGGCGCGACTTACTTAATAAGATTTACTATAGACTCAAAGAGTGCGGGGTCTGTACGCGCTTTATGTGGGGATAATACAGGTGTTAATGTATCTGCGCTAGGCGAGCATATTTTTGTGCTGCAAGCATCTGATATAGATATAGGTATTCGAAGCACATCAACTTTCGTGGGCACAGTCTCCAACATATCAGTAAAACGCATCGACCCCTCCACCACAGTAGCAGACTGGAACCCGGGTCTTGATGCTTCATTCCTAGAGCCGAAGTCTGTAACCAGTAAGTATGGTTTTGGATTGTTGCCGGGTAGCAGTGGCGATTACTTCGACACACCAGATGCAGATGTGCTGGATATTACTGGTGATTTGGAACTTATATACCACGCTACCTTGGATGATTGGACTCCAAGTGGCTCAGACACCGCTATTTCAAAATATGAAGCAACCGGGAACCAAAGAGGCTTTCGGTTCTACATATCAACAGCGGGAAAACCGACACTTGCTATAAGTGCTGACGGAACAAATGTATCTAGCATAGCCTGTGATGACCCCGTGCCGTTCCCTGACGGTACGCCGGGTTGGGTAAAAGTTACCTATGATTCAGATAATGGAAGCGGGGATACTGAAACCACATTTTATACATCAACAGACGGAGAGAATTGGACACAGTTAGGTGCTGTTGAGAACACAGGTAGCACTTTAGCAATATACAGCAACACGTCTACATTACAGGTTGGTGCCTACGCCTCCGGTGCGTCAGCATGGAATGGCGTTATTCACCGCGCCATAGTCAAAAACGGCATAGACGATGACACCGTAGACTATGATGAGGAGTTGGTTACTAATGGGACGTTTGATACCGATAGTGATTGGAGCACAACGGGCAGTGGCGTTTCTTACAATATATCAAATGGTGATCTCACAGTTACGAAGTCTACAAGTGGCGGGGCAGGCGTTATCCAAGAGCTTTCCCTAGTTGTGGGTGAGACTTATGTACTTACCGGACAAGTAAAAACAGATAGTGGTGGGGGTAGCGGGTCTATAGCGATATTGAGTAATAATGAGTCCTCTATTCTTGCTCAGTCTGATGCTGTAACAGATTCCGATTATCAGACAGTTTCAGTTGTATTCACCGCAACCGAAACTAACAGCCATGCGTACTGTAGAGTTGGCTATTCCGGATCAGCTACCAAATCGACATTCGACAACATATCAGTAAAACGCTTCGAACCAACAACCGTTGCCGACTTCTACCCTGCCCGTGACTTTGCATCCGGCACCACTATGACATCTTCTGCTACCGGAGAAGTCTGGACAGCCAATGGCAATGCCGCCTACGAATATGACTTCACAGTAAACGGTGACGCATACCTGACCAGTGACCGCACAAGTGGTGGTGAGTTGTGGGACGATGACCCTGACATAGTGGCATCAGCAATCACTGAAAACGGGGACGGCAGTTATACATGGGATGGCACCACCGGAACCCAAGACTGCACCCAGTCAGGCA